CCTACGGTTCCATGAGTACTTACGTAGGAACTCTACTTGCAGCCTTAAGATAGGTTTATCATCCCCATCCATCTTAGGCAACTGCGAATTTCGCGAGGGGCACAGAAAAACGCAGTCAAAACAACACGTGAGCGAGCCAAGTGGGCAATGGCTCTCGAGAAAACCTGCAAAAGCTGAACTCGCCTTGCTCAAGAGCGAAGCCGGGAAATGCAGGCACAGAGTCAACCGATCAAGATGATCAGGAAACCAGAACGGCATTGCTCGCGCCGGACCTCCTCACTAAAAGGAGAGAGGAGTCGGTCGTTCGAGAAACTCGAGTCTCAAGTCAGACATGCGATCAGGATCCGCACAAAGGAGACGGACAAAATTATCCCAATCTGACAAATGATGAGGTGCGATCCGAACAGAACCGATCTCGCGCGGAGACAGCTGACGAAGCAAGCTGCCACCAGGTGCGAGAGTCCAAGAACGCAAAAGAGAATCGGACAGGCGACAAAAGTTCACATAGGCTGAAGAACAAGCCACGGAACAAACAGAACGCGATGAAGATTGCACCATTTCAGGGGCACCGCGTGGTCGCCGAGGTAAGACAGACGCAATAGACGTCTGGCGCGGAGGACGGAGCCGGCGAGCGGCTAATCCTCGTTTAACGGTAAAGACGTCAGGGATCGCCAAATCGATAATCGATGAAAACTCCAAAGGGAGGCCTAAACCGAAAAGGTGAGTAGGCAGTAGTAGATCCGAGACGTGCGGCCTGAGCCGCAACAAGGTAGAACCGTGAAAGCGCCAGAAGAAACGTATGGCGGAAGACGACAAAGGAGCGTCCGAACCAGCAAGAAGATCGGTATAACTTTGGCAAAAAGCCGTCGCCATATCGCCTATCGAAGATAGCGGGCGGTCGGTGCCAAGGATGTCTACCGGTTTCACGGAGTCTGAGAAGGGACGGAGGAGATTCCACCGAATAACACCCACAGACTTCAGCGAAACTTGCTGACAGGAAGCTCCGACGTTGTCGAAAATGACGCTATTGATAGTGCAGAAGGCCTGCGAAACATACGTCTTGCCCAATGATGGAGAAAGGCCAAACGCAGGACCCAATTTGTACCACCAGGCGATAAGAGCTGCTCGAACCTTGGCAAGCAAGTCGTCTCCGTTAATCAATACCGGAGACTGATAGAAAGCCCGAGGAAGTCGATCCCGAAACGGAGAAAGACGTGAACTTACGAGCACTAGAACAGCATTCGCCAAACACAAGAGAGGGAAGGACACTGGGGAGCCCATAAATTGACCGCGTCGCTGGGCGAAGACGGAAGAAGAAGGGTCCTCAGGGACAAGACGATGCTCGAACAAGCATTTCCGTAAGACTCCAGCCATCGCTGGTGGAATCTGGGCTTGCTGTACGAGTTCGTCAACAATCATCCCTGTAACTTCCGACGATAAGTCATTGGTTGCTCCTGTGTAGTCGCCAGATAAAAG